CCGCGCGAGAACCACTACACGCACTGCCCCGGCTGCGGGCGCGTCATCGAGGTGACGACGGCGGCATGACTGTACAGAACCGGCGCGGCGTACTACGCTACGCGCACCCCTGCCCGAAGGAGGGCGCATGATCCGACTCATCTTGCTCGTGTTCGCGCTGGTGTGCTTCGCGCTCGCGACGCTCCCGATGAGCCATCCCTACCATTCACGTCTCACCGCCGCCGGGCTGGCGTTCCTGACGGCCTCGATGATTCCGTGGCCGACGACCTGATCACGCGGTTGCGGGTGGCTGGTCTCTGGAGCCTGTAGATGTATACCCGCTGTGACGTCGCTTCCTCGGGCCGCTACGAGTACCAGGCGATCGGCAATTTCTTTCCGCGCGTCGACATCAATCCCGATGGCGTCTGGGTCGTGGGCGACTGCCACACTGACGGGACCGTCTTCATCCGCACCTCGGCCGGCGAGCAGCACGAGCTCGGCCCGCGCGCGCCCGACAATCCCATCTGCGTCCGCTGGCTGCCGGAACGCGCGGTGTTCAAAGTCGCCTGGGTGAATGGGTACGCGCAGGGCCAGACCATCGACGTCAACGGCCTCGGCCAGCGGATCCCCGACAGCGAGGGCATGTTCGACGCCTCGGGCGCCGGCTCCCAAGGGATTCGCGACATCGACGAACACGGGACGATTTACTTCAAGGACGCGACCGACTACCGCGTGGTCGATGGCGTCGAGCTCCTGCACTGGCGCGAGCGCGGCGATTACGTCGTCGGCGTGTGTCTCCACACCTGGCTCGGCGTGAGTGTCTTCGTGCACTCGACCGCGACGTGGTACCGCGCCTACCCGCACCACGTCGACTTACTTCCGGGCATTGGCGACAACGGCACGGTGGCCGCGAGTGGCGCGGATCCGGGTGGCTTCATTACGCGGGATGAATGGATGGCGCGGCCCTTCGACCCGCACGCCACCACGCCCATCGACCCGCCGGATCCGCCCGATCCGCCCGACCCTGTGGACCCACCCGATCCACCGGATCCGCCGGACCCACCGGATCCCGTCGACCCGGTGGACCCGACGCTGCCCCTCCCCGAGGAGCTGCAGATCCGTCATGCGCTGCTGATGTTCGAGGACGGATTCGTCGAAGTGTACGAACGCACCCACCAGGACAAGGGCGTCGATGGCCGCCCCTATCTCGCCCTTCAGAACATCGATGGCCGGATTCTTGCGGCGAATGCGGATACCGGCGCCCTGGAATGGCGGGATCCCGGTACCACCCCCGGTGCATGGGAGCGCTTTATCTCTATCCCCGGTGGCTACGCCATCTTGCGTGATGGGTACGTGGGCCTGGTCCCTCGAGCTGCCTGGCTGGAAGACGACTAACCAGCAACGACCTCAACGACCAAAGGACACTGACACCATGAGTAGCAACGACCCGAAGCGGCCACCGCGCCCGTCACAGCTCCCGGCCGACAAGCCCGACGTCGACCGTCCGGACCACCCCGAGGTGGACCCCGACGATCCGACATCGGAACCGAAACCAAAACCAGAACATGGGGATCCTGACCGGCCGCACGTCGAGCCACCCATTGCGCCGCTGCCCTCACCGCCGCACCCTGCGCCGCGGCGTGAGGCGACTCGCCGACCTGGCTGGATCCCAGGCGCCCGCCTCGGTCCTGCAACGAATGCGGATAACCCCTGGTGAGGCGATGGTCGACCATCTGGCTGCCACGGCTGGCCGTTATGAGTTGCAGATCGGACCGTGCCCGGCCTGTGAACAACAGCACCGGGTGACCCTGTCGCACATCGGGTGGTTCGCGTTCAGATGTGGGACCAAGGAGATGACCGGCCAGGTCGACAACTGGATCCAGACCCGCCGTGCCCACGAGGCGCGGTGCCTCGGTCGGCATGACGCCACGATCGTCGTCGCGTCACCCGAGTGACCGCGCGCACACGGCGCACCGTGGCGCAGGTGACCACAGCCACCACAGGGGATGGGGGGGAGGGTCGGCGGCGCGCGGCGCGCGGCGGGGGACCCCCGGCGGCTTCTCGCGCGTCTGTCGGGGTTTCTGGGGGCCGGGGGTTTGACGATGTGGAAGTGATCTGCGGTTCACTTCCATGTGCGTGACCCGAGGTCACGGGGAGAAAGGGACGACCATGAAGGGACGTAAGCCGGTCCCGACGGTGTTACGAATCGCGCGCGGCAATCCAAGCCAACACAAGATCCGCGACGATGAACCGGCGCCGTCGAGTGTGATCGACCTCAGCGCACCGGCGCGGTTCACCGACGACGCGGACGCACGCGCGGCGTGGGACGAGCTCGCGCCGATGCTGCACCGGCTGGGGCTGTTCACCGAAGCCGAGCGGCACGCCTTGATCCTCTACTGCGCGACGTTTGCGCGCTGGCAACAGGCGGATCGGCACTTGCGCGAACACGGATCGGTGCTGACGTCGCGGCGCAACAAGTACCCGATCGTCTCGCCGTATGTCGCGATCGCGAATCAAACGCTGGCGCAGTGTCACAAGCTGATGATCGAGTTCGGCCTGACGCCGGTCTCCCGGACGCGCGTCCATGTCGGCAAGAAGGACGCGCCGGATGCGAAATGGGAGCGATTCTTTGGCCCAAGTCCTCGCCCCAAGCCGGCGTGATCGCCCGCCGAAGTCGCCGGCCGGGGGCTGGTGGGGCCGTGGGCCCTCGCCGGCGCAGCGCTGGCCGGGCAGCACCATCGACATCCCGGCGCGGTACGTCCCGGCACGCCATCGGTGGGAGAGTCCCAACGGCGCCTACTACTTCGATCAGGACGAAGCCGATCGCGCCTGCGAGTTCTTTCCCGAGTTCCTGCGGCACCACATTGGCGCGTTCGCTGGGCAGCCGTTCCGGCTCCTGCCGTATCAGCAACTCCTCTTGACGCGCCCGATCTTTGGCTGGAAGCGCACCAGCGACCGAAGGCGGCGATTTCGCAAGGTGTTTGCGTTTCTCCCAAAGGGCGCCGGTAAGTCGCCGTGGGCGGCGGGCACGGGCCTATATCTGATGCTCTGCGACGGCGAACCGGCGGCGGAAGTGTACGCGCTCGCCGTCGATCGCGACCAGGCGCGCATCGTCCACAGCAACGCCAAGGTGATGGTCGAAGAGGCGCCGGCGCTGGCCGAGATGTGCGAAGTCTGGCGCGACGCGATTTATCATCCGGCGACGCGATCGACCTACCGCGTGCTCTCGGCCGACGCGGCAACGAAGCACGGCTTCCGCCCCCATGTCGCGATTTTCGACGAGTTTCACGGCCAACCGAATCGCGACTTGTATGAAGCGATCAAGAAGTCGATGGTGAAGCGGCGCGAACCACTGATGATTCTGATCACGCACGCGGGGACGGACGACGAGGGGATCTGCTACGAAGAGTACGACTATGCGAAGAAGGTGCTGTCCGGCACCGTCCCGGATTCAACCTGTCTGCCGGTGATCTTCGAGAAACGCGACGACGAGGATTGGACGGCGTCGTCGACCTGGGCGCGTGTCAATCCCGGCCACGGCATTACGGTCCAACCCACCGCGATCGCGAGTGAGGCCGCCGAGGCTGCGACCGAACCCCGCAAGCTGAATGATTTTTTGAGGTTCCACTGCAATGTGTGGACGAATCAGGCGACGGCGTGGATTCCACTCGAGTGGTGGGACGGCGCGGTCGACGCGCTGCCGCCGGACGACGTGCTCCGCACCGCGCCGGTCGCCGCAGGCCTCGACCTGGCGCAGAAGTACGATCTCGCGTGTCTTTCGGTCGCGTTTCGCTTTCCGGTCGCCGCGCCGCTGCCGCTTGAGCTCAGTGACGCCGACGCGCCGGTCAAGACCGTCAACCTCAACTACGCGATCGCGATCGTGCCGTTCTTCTGGATCCCGAAGGACACGATGCGCGAGCACGAGCAGCGCGACGGCGTGCCGTACAGCCAGTGGGTCGCCGAGGGCCTGGTGACGGCGACCGAGGGCGGCGTGATCGACTACTCACAGATTTATCAGGACATCACGACGAAGATCGTGCCGCGCTTCCCGCGCCTGAAGCAATCCACGATTGGCTATGACCCGGCGTTTGCGACGGACCTGGCGACGTCGCTCCGCGATCGCGCCGGCCTGAAAGTCGCCGAGGTGCTCCAGAACTACACGCACCTGTCCGAACCCGCGCAGGTCTTCGAGGCGCTGGTGAAAGCGCGCCGGGTGGCACATGGCGGCCATCGGGTGCTCCGGCATCACGTCGAGAACGTCGCGATCAAGACGGACGACGCGCGCCGGATCCGGCCGGTCAAGCCGAAGAAAGCCGGCAAGCGCATTGACGGCGTCGTGGCGTCGCTGATGGCGATCAAGATGCTCTCGATGAGCCTGGCGCCGGCGCCGAAGTACGACGTGTTCGTGTTCGGAGCGAAGCACCCGTGATCACGAAGGACTCGATCACGACGTGGATGGGCGCGGCCGAGTCGACGCCGAAAGCGCGCGGTCGGCCGCGGGTGGCGGAGCCGATGGCGCCGATCTCTGTCCGCTTCACCCCGGCCCAACACGACCAGATCATCAAAGCGGCGCTGAATCAGGGCATGAGCGTGACGAGCTTTATGCGGGCCGTGGTGCTCCGGGCGGTGCGGCGGCCGTGACGGTCTGGCGCCAGACACAATCGCTCGCGTGAACGGCCGGATCGGGCTGCCCGGCCTGATCACAATCACACCCCGGCGTCAGGGCGGCGGCGCGGCCTTCGTCGCGGGCGTGGTCGATCCGCTTCGCACACTCCACCACGAGCTCTCCGAGGCGCTGTTGTAGTCGGTCGATCTCCGCGAGGGCGGCCGCGACGGCGAGGCTCGTGTCTGGCGTCACCCACGCATCGGTGAGCTGCTCCAGCGTCTTACGGTGGGTCTCCGTCCAGTCGGTCATACCGCTTAAGCGTATCTCGAAAAATCGCCGCGGGCCGATCGGGCCGCACACTTTCGGTCCGTGGTGTACCGCGCCTACTCGGTGCTGGACGTCAAGGGGCTGGATCCCGAGCTCCGCAGCCTTGAGGGGGTCGCGACGACGCCGACGACCGATCGCATGGGCGACGTGATCGAATCGCGCGGCGCCACGTTTGCGAATCCCCTCCCACTTCTGCTGTTTCACGACGCGCGGCTGCCGGTCGGCACCGTCTCCCTGCGCGACGCGAGCGAGGGCGGCATCCGCTTCCGCGCGACGCTCCCAGAGATTCCCACGGCCGGGTCGCTCCGCACGCGGGTCGACGAGGCGTGGGATTCCATTAAGGCCGGGCTCATTCGCGGCGTCTCGATTGGCTTCCGTGCGCTCGATGGCGGCGTGGAACCGATGAAGTCCGGCGGCCTCAAGTTTTCCAAGATCGAAATCCTCGAACTGTCCCTCGTCGCCGTGCCGGCCAATGCCGACGCGCGCATCGAGAACATTCGCGCCATTGATGCGCCGTTCTTACACAGGAGTCGCGAGCCCATGACAGGTACTCAGACGACGTTGGAGCAGATCAAATCGTTCACCGCGATGCGGCAGGCGAAGGCCGCCCGCATGAGCGAACTGATGAACACTGCCGCCGCCGCGGGCCGGACGCTCGATGAGGCGGAATCGGCGGAGTACGACGCGGCCGAAGAGGAGCTCGCACGGCAGGATAAGCACCTGGCGCGGCTCGACCGGCAGGAGACGATCAACCGCGCCGCCGCGGTGCCGGCCGACGGCAGT